TAAAAACATAGATGCAAGAAATATTGGCATGGATGCTGGTATGGCAAGAATATTTAGCACATCTAATAGAGAGTTTTTAAAAGACATTTTAATAGAGGAAGACATATTAACTGAATTAGAAGCTGATAATTTAATAAAACTTTTAGATTTTAAACCAGAAGGTGTTCCTTCAAGGGCAAAAAACAGATTAAAGTTTGATGTTAATTACGCAATGAGTACCAGAGGAGATACTGTTTCTGTTAAAGATTTAATGAACAGAGATGCTGAGCAAGTGTTTAATTCTTATGTAAGTCAAATGACAGGAAGGATTGCTTTTGCACAAAAGGGAGTTTTTAGTGATGCCGATCATTTAAGGTTAGTTGACAGAATAAGAGAAGAAGGCGGTCAATTAGGTAAAAAAGGTGAGGATGCTGCAAAAAGAGACATACGAAAATTTAATGTTATGTATGATATGATTTTAGGAAGACCTCCTAAAGACATGATTCAAGACCCTTCTTCAAATCCTAATAGAGCCGCTAGGTTGTTAATGGATTATAATTTTATAAGAGTTATGAACCAAGTAGGATTTGCTCAAGTTGCGGAATTGGGAAATGCCATTTCTGTTGATGGTATTAGAGGATTAATAAGAGTTATTCCTGAATTAAAATCAATGATAAAAAGAACAGCAAATGGTGAATTGAAAGATCCAGTTGCAAGAGATATGGAAGCATTTGGAGGAATAGGTGTTGATAGAAGAATACATCAAGCCATGAATCGTTATGATGCACATGATATATATGTGCAGGGCAGAGGTGATTTTATTGATAAAGCTGGGCTAGGTATACAACCATTAAAAAGAATTACAGCAGATATGTCTGGAATGGCTCCTATAACAGCAGGTTTAGAAAGAGCAGCAGGAAGAATTGCTGTTCAATCTTTAACAGATTTAGCTTTTGGAATTAAAAGAATAAATTTTAAAAAATTAGGTAAAAGCGGAATAGACCAAGACATAGCTAAAAGAATGGAAAGTTTTGGATTAAAACCAGAAATGGCACAGAGAGTCTTTGACCAAATAAGAAGTAAAGCAGTAACAAGCCCATCAACATTTTTTAAAGGAAGAAAAATTAAAAGAACTAATTTAGATGCTTGGGATGACATTGAAGCAAGAGATGCTTTTACATTAGCTGTAAGTAGATGGACAAGACAAAGCATACAGCAGAATGATGTTGGTAATTTAAACGTACATATGACTAGTACAATGGGTAAGATTATTAGTCAGTTTAGAACATTTATGCTTGTATCTTATTCAAAGCAATTTTTGCATAACATCAAACGAAATGATTTTGCAGCTTATTCTGCTATGATGTATTCTTCATTTTTTGCTGGATTGTCTTATGTAGCACAAACTCATGCAAATTCTTTGTTAAGAGATGATAAACAAGAGTTTTTAGATGAAAGACTTTCTCCTTTAGAAATAGGAAAAGCAGCGTTTCAAAGAAGTTCATGGGCATCTTTATTTCCAGCTTTAATAGATACAGGTATGCCGTTTTTTGGTGAGGACCCAATGTTTTCTTATGGCAGAACAACTGGATTAGCTACTGGGTTCCTTAGTGGGATTCCATCAGTTCAGCTTATTGATACAGCATACAAGGGTGTGCAAGGTGTTAGTAGAGCTTTATTGAATGATGAATACCAAGTATCTCAGGCACAAGGCAGGGCATTAAAGTCATTAGTTCCGTTTCAAAATGCAGTAGGAATAAAAAATGTTATGAATAAGATGTTTGAAGATTTGCCTGAATCAGCAAAGGTTGATTAAAATGAATTTGATTAATTTGAGAAATGATATATTATTAACGAGGAAGTGGACTTATATACCATTTTCTGCTATTGGAGAGAACTATGACAGTTAGTAGCACAACCACAAAGAATAGTTATAGTGGCAACGCAAGTACCACGACATTTGCGTATGGCTTTAAAATATTCGCTGATGCTGACTTAACAGTCATACTTAGAGCAAGCACAGGTGTAGAAACTGTGCAAACGTTAACAACTCATTACACAGTAACAAATGCTGGTGTCGATACTGGTGGCAATGTTGAGTTTGGTTCAGCACCTGCTAGTGGAGTTACTGTTGTTATAAGACGTAACATGGGATTAACGCAGTCTACAGATTACGTTGCCAATGATCCTTTTCCAGCAGCTACACATGAAGATGCGTTAGATAGATTGACTTTTATAAGTCAACAAACGCAAGAAGAAGTAAATAGAACGATTAAGTTATCTCGAACTAACACTATGACTTCCACAGAATTTACAACATCAGCAACGGATAGGGCTAATAAGGTTTTATCTTTTGATAGTTCTGGTGAATTAGCGGTTACTCAAGAATTAGGAACTTACAAAGGTGCGAGTGCTACAACAACAACAGCAGCTTTTGTTGAAAGAGATATAGTTAAAGGATCAACCACGGCTCAGTTAAATAATATTTATATTTGTGTAGCGGCTTCTGCTATTGGTGATGTCTTAACAGATACAGATCATTTTGCATTAATTGTTGATGCTGTAAGTGCGGCTGCTTCTGCAACAACGGCAACAACAAAAGCAAGTGAAGCGGCTACATCAGCTACGGCTGCGGCTACAAGTTACGACAATTTTGACGATAGATATTTAGGTGCTAAGTCTTCTAATCCTTCAACAGATAATGACGGAGCTAGTTTAATAACTGGAGCTTTGTACTTTAAAACAGATGGCTCTGGAATGAAAGCCTATAATGGCTCTGCTTGGGAAGATGTAAGTCCGACTGATGCAGAGCAAACAAACATTAATACTGTTGCTGGATTATCCACAGAAGTTGCGGCTTTAGCTGCAAGTGCGGTAGTCGCAGATATGGCTTTATTAGCGACAACAGATGTAATTGCTGACATGGCATTGCTTGCAACATCAGATATAATTTCTGACATGAATACGTTAGCAACAAGTGCTATTGTTGCCGATTTAAATATATTAGCTACGACAGATATTGTTGCTGACATGGCAATATTAGCTACAACAGACATTGTTTCAGATATGAACGCTTTAGCAACATCAGATATTATTTCTGATTTAAATGCTTTAGCGACAAGCGACATAATTACAGACATGAATTTACTTGCAACCTCTGCCGTAATTGCAGATATGGCTTCTCTTGCAGGAGATGGTGCTAATCCAAACATAACTTCAGTAACGACTTCTGGTAATGTTGTTATTGGCGGATTGTTAAAAATGCCAGATGTAACGTCTGGTAAAGTATTAGTTGGTGATGGCACAAGTTACCAGGAAGTTGCAGTAAGTGGTGATGTAACAATAGCTTCAAATGGAGCTGTGACTATAGCTGCACAAGCAGTAGAAAATTCTATGTTAGCGGATGATGCAGTAGGTGCTGATGAACTAGCAGCAGATGCTGTGGTAACGGCTTCTGTTGTAAACGGAAACATTACGACTGCCAAGATAGCAGCAGATGCTATTACAGAAGCAAAGATAGCTGACAATGCAGTAGAGAGTGAACATTTAAATAATAACGTGATATCAGGGCAAACAGCGTTAGCCTCAGGTATTGCTGATACAGATGAGTTATTAATAAGTGATGCAGGAACAATTAAGAGGACTGATATGAGTGTAATTAAAACGTATATTGGTGCAGCGACAACAGATGATGCAACAGCATTAGCAATAGCACTAGGATAAGGAGAAAAGATAAATGCCAAATACCTTTAAAACGATTACATTTGCAGCCGAACCTGCCAGTTCAGGAACGCCATATGTAATGTATACAGCAGCAAGTGGCACAACCACAGTTGTTCTTGGTTTAACTTTAGCAAACATACACACATCCCAAGTAACAACAATCGTTAGATTGGTAAGTGATACTGCAAACCGAGCAGTCACTAACAACACAGCCAATGGAACGAGTATCATTGTTAAAGATGCTCCGATACCTGTTGGTGGTGCTTTAGAATTAATGGCAGGGAATAAAGTTGTACTTGAAACCACAGATCAAATAACGATTGATTGTTCTGTAGCTGATAAACTTAGTGGCACGTTGAGCATTATGGAGATAACATAATATGGCATACATTGGTAATACTGCATCCACTAGATATGTAGCTAATAGGGCTGCTTCTGTTTATTCAGGTGATGGTTCTACAGTAGCTTTTACATTAGAAGAAGCTGTAGGTTCAGACGAAGACATCCTTGTATCAGTTGATGGTGTTATACAAGAACCCTCAGTAGCTTATGTAGTTAGTAGTGGAACAACATTAACTTTTGATGACCCACCTTCTAGCAATGCAGGTAATAACATCTTTGTGTATTATTTAAGTCTTGCCAAAGGAAGTAT